CGCTTAATTTAGATATCAGCGAATCAAGAGCATCTGTCGCCCTCTTCGCATCTGAGGATATCTCTATAGATAAACTTGAGATTTGATCTGCCATGAAAAGTCTACCCCCAGTTTTTAGAGGTTAGCGACTGCCTCAACTCGACAGCCGGGTTGCATTCAGTGCATTTGCAAACGCCATAAAGTTGCGTACATCGTTATGTACTTCTTTCTCTCCGCTCTTTTTCGGATGCAACTCGTAAGGCTCTTTCGGATACTTGGCTTTCCTCGACAGCACAGACGCAACAGCCTCTGCAACATATCTGCCAGTCAGCCACGCCTGAAAATTATTCATATCAGAGGTCTCTCGCAGTTTCCTCTCATACGAACGCCGGAATGGCTGAATGGTTCTGAATGTCAAGTCCCAAAACAAAGAATAGGGAACCCCCCAAAGCAATGCACTCGGAAGGAGTTCCCTATCAAAATACTCGGTAAAGGTAGAGAAGCTTACTCCGCTTTCTTCGCCGTCTTCTTCGCCGTCTGCGGTTTCTGTCCCGCCATCTCCACCATCTTCATGAAAAAAGCCGAATCCTGAAGCGCATTGACGAAAGTGACGAACGGTTCGCCGATGTCGCCGCCACCCATAACGTGCTGAGTCAGGAGCCTGTCTGCTTCCTTCATATCGACTCCGGCAGTTACGGCAACGAATGCCGCAAGCGAACCAAACAGGTGGTTCTGAGCGTCAGCAAGATTCATGATGGGGCATCCATACTCCTCAAGCTGTCTGATCTCACCGAACGTAAACTGCGGAATCTCATAAGTCTTGTTGTTGATTACAACGTGTGCCATATCTTATTCCCCCATTTCCATTAGCTGTTGATATATCAGGATGCAGCGTAGGTGATTGCCGTGGACGGAGTCACAACGATGGTGCATTCACGCACTGCGTTGACATCGCCGCCATTGACATAGGCACTGTAGCTGCCCTGCCATGTGAACTTGCCCTCAGAGCCGTTCTGACCGAAGTCAAGTTCGAAGTAGCCGTCCGTACCTTCGTTGGTCTTGAGGGCGGTGTATGCCGCCGGGGTGAAGTTCGCAGTGAACTCCATCTGATCTACAGACTGAACCAATTTGTTATCGCAAGGCTTTTTATCCTTGCCTCTGCATCATTACAATGCAGTTCAGCATATCTATTCACCATCAGGTTCTGCACCCGATTCCGTTGGTGTCGAGGACTCGTGGCAAGATTATATTCTTCGGCATCTCATCCGAAGGGTCACTTGCTATGCGTTGCGGTTGACCATGCTTTTAAACATGACCTTCACTCTCTGATTGCGCTTGCGAAGCGTTTTCCAGTTTAATTCCTCGATAACTCTGCGGCTAATTACGGATTCACCGCAGTGGGCATTCTTTACAGTAGCCACGCATTTGTCACGCTACTGTCATTCACCCGCCACGAAGGTCTGTGCGGTATCTTCAAGGTCGGTGGTTTCGATAGTGTCGGGAGCCAGGACACTTGTTATCGCATCGGCTTTTTATCCGATGCTTCTTATGGTTTCCCATAAGTTCAGCATATCTTTTCTACTTGCATTGCAAGCAGTTGCGGACTCGTGGACGGATTATATCTTTTCACCGTCTATGGCGTTGCCCCTGACTGTAGTTCCTACAGCCTTCGGTTCGGATTAGCATATCCTTTCGGACTTAGCCTTCCCGCTTAATTCCGCAATTTAATGGCGGCACTCCCTTATTTTCTACCGCCAAGATCCGGGTAGGACTTGATCTTGCAAAGCTGAGTAAGAGCATCGGCAGAAGTGCCGTACTTTAACACTGTGTAGATGGTGCTATACGCTTTTGCCATAGTAGTTTCCTTTCTACCGTTAATTATTTACGGTTATATAAAATCAGCCTGTGAACAGCATCGAATATCTGCTCACAAGCCTTTTAACATTGGAGTCTGCATTTTCAATAAGCGATGCCCCGTAAGTCCGTCTGAAGCCAAGGGCTATCATTGCTTGATGGGACACCACATCATAGGCGTATGCCTTGTCCAGTGCTTTATTACCCGATGTAAAAATCTCAACCTGGAAAGACAGGTCAGTGGCACATTCGTTGCCCTCAAGGTCGGAATCCGTAGTTGGGTTCTGCATGAGGAACATCCGTGCATATGGAGTAGACGCAGCGGTTGATGCCATGTCAGCGGAGATGTTCTTCTCGGCGATTACAGTCTTCATCTGCGCTTTCCATGCCTTGTAAAAAACCTCAACAGGATTGCTCAATGCTTCTGCACTCATTTGTCAAACACCTCTCTTGCCACATCAGGAACCATCTTTGTCACGCCGTCATCTGCATTAATTGCTCTCCATGCGGGCATGAACGCCGGGGTTCCGTGAGTCCATTCACCGTCCGGCTTTTTCCAAGACTCCTTCAAGCCTTGATGGTATCCATAGTCACCGATGGTCATTCCCATCTGAACCCCTTTAGGATGTGGGCTTCCATGCGGATTATCATTGAAATAAACACCCGCACCGAACTCGATGAAGGTGACTCCATCTCCAGTCCAGTTGACCCGGCATACTGCCGTGTTCCAAGCACCGTAGTTCTCAGTCTTGTGGCTAACGGTTCCCGGATCATTGTCTGAAGACAGAGCATTCTCTTTGATATATTCCTCGCCAAGCTGCCCAAGTCTATCGACCATTGTGCGGTTCTTAGTGCCGATCTGTTTTTTATACTTTTCAAGTTGCTTTATTACGGACTGGACTGAAGTCTGACTGAGGCTCATATTTATGGTCTTTGCCATATCAATCACCCAGTTTCTTCAGCCATATCTTCGTGATGGGGGACTTCAGCGAGTAGTTCAACCGCTTGACAATGTAATCAGGCGGTGAAACATAAACCGTGTCCCCATCATCGTTGACTTCTGTGACCAGTTCTCCATTGCTGTCAAGGACAGGCGAAACATCGACCCATACTGCACTGCCCTCGGCGGGAACCCAGTCTTTCTCGTGTGTGGTCATGTATCTGTCGTAGTCGGCGAGAAAGCCGAAACCCCAACCGTGAGGAGTACCGCTCGTCAGTGATACGGTAGCCCGGTGACTTTCCGGCGTACCATACACATCAACAAGAGATATTCCATCCTCGACCTGAGTCTTTTCTGCGACCCACACATCCTGTTTCTTGCGTGTTCTGCTTCGCATCCTGTCGCCCCCATTTATCAAAGATTGCGTTGAAACCCAACCTCACTTAACCAACGCCCCTACGGTGCGGGAAATGGGTAAAGCGCACCATGCACCGTCTTGTAATTACACAATCAATGCGACAGGCACGATTCCCCGGAAGTAGGACTTGGGAGTCCCCGCATCGGAGTAAGTGGACTGGAAGCCGCTTTCGGAGTATGAACTCATTCCCTCGATTCCACGCTTGTCATAATGGAACTCGGCAATCTTCCGAATCTTTGTCGAATACAGTTTCAGCGCAGTGTACTTGCCGTGGATGTAATCATCCTCATTGGCAAATCCGAAGGGATACATGAAACTCACGACTTCCTCAAGGGCATCGTCTAGGAGCGTGGCAAGGAAGGGTCTTTGGCTTTCCTCATAGTCTTCACCCGCATAGGTGATCAACTGCTCAAGGAGTTCATCCATTTTCTCTTCCATCTCGCACACCCCCTTTACTCAGCTTTTCTGCGACCACGCCTCTTCGGGGCATCGCTATCAGCTGTTGCAACCGACCCTTCGGTCTGGAACTCGGTTTTAACCTGAGTCTCCTCAGTCACAAGTTCCCAACCCGAAGAGATGTAAGCCGCAAGCTGAATGTCCTGCTCAACAGCAGTGGTGCGGTCACCTTTCTTCAGCTTGTACATTCAGATCACCCCGCTTTATTACTCTGCGGAGCAAGCACCGATAGCGTTTGCCTTGTTGTTCAGGACGAACGCATCGTAACGGATTCTGCCCTCAACGAGACTGCCGGAGATGCCCGGAGCATCGGTGTGGATCTTGTACTCGGTCAGCTTGATCGGGGACGGCATAGCCAGTCTGTTGGTGATAACAAAGTTCGCTTTTGCCGGGAAGTAGGAAGACGGAACTTTGATGATGGCAACACCATCAACCTCACCGACCTGACCAGTAAAGGAGATGCGGGTAGCAAGGTCAGCGGTCTTTGTGAACGCACTGTCAAGCTTCAGGAAGTTGATGAATGCCGGGGTTGCAAAGCAGAGGCGACCCGCCTGGGGTGCTTTGTCCTCATCGAGCAGTTCCTGAACCGCAAGGAAGGTAGCGTATGCGTTTGCCGCAGTGACGGTAGCGGTATGGGTATTACCCGCCGCAGAGAACATCTTTGCGATACGGTAGGTATCGACTTCCGGGATGACGACCTGTTCGATCTGACGGGCGAGTGCCGCAGAAGCGTTCATAACGCCAACGGTATCATCCTCGGACTTCTTGTCGATGGAGAAGGTGAAAGAACGATCCTGAGACAGGGTCAGTTCCTGAACAGTGTTCTGAAGTTCGCCCGGAGTGCCATAACGTGCGAACGGATGTGCGCCGTCCACATCGTAGTTGTTCATTGCGACAGTCGGGATACTGTAGACCTTGACGGTCTCAACGCCGATCCAGTCGTAGTCCTGATTCACAGCCGGAGTAGTAAATGCCGACAGGCTGAAAGCCTCATCGACCATCGGAGAAAACTTAGAAGCATAATTGATAGCCATATCTTTATCCCTTTCTGAAAAGTATTATTTCCTGTCCCGCATAGCGGTAAAATTCTGTCGGAATGCATTGAGGATCTTGTCTTCCGCTTCAGTTTCGGGAGTGCCGGACTGCACTGCGGGTCGAGACTTAATCCATTCAGCCTCGTGCTTTTTGATCATTGCTTCCTGGACTTCCGACTGCACTTTAAAGAGTGTGTCCGTATCACCGTCATACTGCGCCACCGCAGCCTCGTGAGCCTGTTTGTCGGTGTAGCCAAGAAGGATGAAGTTCTTCTCAAGTTTGTTGACCTTGTTCTCCTTGAGAAGGGACTGGAACTGCTCTTCCCGCTCTGCTTCCCGCTCTGCCTTTTCCTGAGAAGCGACCTCTGCCTCGGAGAGGGTTGACCGATACTTCTTCGTGAGATCGGCGTTGGCTGAAGTGAGTTTGTCAATCGCTCTTTTCTGACGAGCAATCTCGTTCATGAGGGACTGAATCTGTTCTTCTTTGGAGACACCAGTCTCCTTTTCCGCATCGGGAGAAACGGTAGTCTTGGTCTCCTCGGTTTCGGGGGTCATCTCTGCATTCTCGTTCATCTTTTCTTCTGCCATTTCTTATCCTTTCGTGTTTTAAAGACTTCTCTGTCTAAGCTTTTGTGGGATTAAAGTGCTTCTCTGCACCGCTTGTGAAATTTATAAAGCCTCTTCTCTGAGGCATATAAAAAAGACCCCGAAGGGTCTTGATTATCATGAAAATGTGAGCCAACAGCGGCAGTTGACCACCTCTGCGGGGTCGGGATTAAACTGCCAGTCACCCGGCATCATGAGGAAGCTTCCGTTGACATCGAATGGCTGTTCTATCGGAATAGTTGTACCTTCCATTGCGATGTGAGAATCTCGCTCCCTCTTGTCGAGCATACCGTTCCATGTCTTCAGCGTGAATCCGGCATCGATGGCATTTTGCAGTTCGTCATAACCGATGAGGCTGTTCGCTTCGTTCTCGGCTATAAGGTCTGCCCGGTCATCGGATGTGAAGTATGGATCATCGATGTGCCTCTGCGTGGCATCGGTGACTTCGTTGATAACATCACTTGCGTGTTCCCTATACCACTGCATCTCGTATCTGTCGGTGATGTCGGCATAGGCTTTCATCAATTCGGACTGGAGATACATGAGCATCATCCCGACATTGGCAACCGCCATCTCGTTGTCGGGTCTTGCAAGCCACAGTGCCGCCGCAAAGACATCGGACAAACGCTCTGCGGCTTTGATTCTCCGCTCCTTCTGTTCTCTGCCGATGCCCATCGGGCGATAAAACTCCGGGAACGGGACGGCTCTACGCTTGTAATCTTCTTCTCGGTTGAGTACGTTTAACTCGTCATTCGGATTGAGTGCCATATCACTCACCGCCTGACTTATCCGTTCTCAGTGAGTTGACGAACGGGCTGTTTGAACCCTGGTCACTGGAATCCTGTTGAATCCGCTTTTCGGTATCTTTCATCTGCGTGTTGCCAGTATTGCCCGATGCAGCGTTTGCTTGCGGGTCGGCATAGACCTTGTCGAGATACCGCTTGATGGTCGGTTTGGAGT